CCATACCTGCTGCTGGAACTTCTTCGCCCATTGGAACTTCTGGTGCTGGTTCTGGGGCGAATACTTCTTCAATTATCGTCTCAAGTTGTTTACCTTTTTGGCGACCCTTAATAACCTCGGCGATTCTAGAAACAATCTGAGAAGGATCTTGACCTTGGGCTGCAAGTGCTGGAATGGTCTGAGCATACTGAGCAACAGCAACGCGCAAAGAATCACGCATCTCTTCAATATCCACACGCTGCTCTTCTTGAGTGACATTCAACTCCATAGGAATTTCTCTACGTACATAATCTCTTGATACGAGTTTGTCGCTTCGCATCTGTAGTAAGGCAATGATGGCATTGTTTGGATTCATACCAGACATAATGCCGTAACGAACATCTACACCATACTCACCAGCAATCTGACGAGATGGCACATACTTCATATTAAACGGAGTACCATCATCTACTCCCTTGATTTCCTTGGTCATAGAACCAAAGATTTTCTCATCTACTTCAAAGCAGAGAGATACAAGTTCGGTGAATAGTCTTGCAAACTGTGCTTGTGCTGCACGAACCTGAGTATCAAAGCCAGCTTGCAGCGCTTGAACTCCGCGACCTGTAATGATTGAAGCATCAACGTTACCGCTACGAACTTCTGGATAACGAGAACCTAGACGTAGTTCTCGCTCTAGAACGCCAGATTCTGTAAAGACTCCTGGCGGAAGTTCTAATGGGACACGGCGGATACCTTGCGGATTAGCAGAACGCATAATAGCGTCAGGACCAAGTGCAAGTTCTTGCACATCTTGCGGAATAGCAATAGGTGCTTGGATAGATTTCTCTGCTGCTTGAATCTGCAGAACTGCAAAGCGGGCTCTAGCGAGTTGTACTGCTAGAACATCATCAAACTGACCGCGTGCTTCTCCGTCTAGGGATGAACGGACAGCAACGCGGGCTAAGCATTTACCAATGGCATTAGGTAAGTTAGATAAAATTAAGTTGTTACGATCTGGGACATAGATTAAATCTTGGTCCTTATCGTGGTAGCGAATCATTGTGATGTAAGGAGAACTACTAATATAACTCTTATTGGTAATGATTTGATTATAGAACTCTGGATACTGCATTGCTAGAGATTCTGCATCAGTATTTACTACCTGAGTAATTGAGATACAGCGACCAAAGCGGTCCATCTCTGGATATACTCCGAAAGGATTTAATAGACGGATGCGTGGATTATTAGTTTCGTAATCCATTTCTACCATTGCTGGTAGCATTCCATAAGTATTAAACCAGTCAGCACCTTGATACATCTGAATTTGAAGTTCAGAGCCTGATACAAAGTAGTTGGCTATACGAGTTCTAGTATCAGCAGCCTTACGAGCGCTATCTGAAACCATATTGGTAGCAGCGCAGTTAAAGGATGGTAGTGGTGCCATAACCTCTGCGAGGTCACGAGCGGCTACATCTACAAAGTTAGCAACCAGAGGTTTTGGGTACTCCTCAGAGAACATAGCAGGATAGACCTTGCTGATGTCTCCTTGACGCACGGATAGCACATCGCGCATACGTTGATCACGCGCTGAGTACTTAGTCTGTAGCCGTGCTACCTTAGCAATAACCTCTTTGGTTGTAAGCATTTGTCCTTACTTCTTCTTTTTCTTTTTGTTTTGACCTCTACCAGTTAATGAACCGTGTGGGTATTTATCATCTGCTGGTGGGAACCAAGTTCCCTTATCAGGATTGTAGCCACCTATTGGCTTAGACCAATCTTCTTTTATTCTGTTTATTAAAGTGTTTTTTTTAGCAGGTTTGGTGGCAGGCTTCTTCTTAGCAGGCTTAGAAGTTGAACTTAAAGTAGATACCTTATACACAGTAGGTTTAAGTTTGTTATTAGTAAGTTTCTTTTTGGCTGCCATTATCTAGGGCCTTTCTTTGGCTTTATGCGACTTGGCCTTGCTGGTGCTTTTGACCTTGGCAATGGAAGTGGCTTCTTAGCCTTTGGCTTAATCTTCTTAGGCTGCCTAGTAGCAGTAGGCTTGGTGTATCCCATACCAGGTAGAATCACATCGTAATCTGGTGGGACAGAACCTTTTTTATTCTTAGAAGGGACTTTCTTCTTCTTAGATAAGTAATCGTCAAGTGTTGGTTTCTTGTTTGGCATTATTTATCCTTAATTTTTTGGTGTGTACTTAGGAAATTTTCCGCCAGTTGCCTTGCGTACTTCTCTCTCTAACTGAGCAATTATATTTCTATATTGAGCTGGCGTCATATCGCCGCCTTTAGTTGTTGCCTTTTTTGCTCCTGCTTTAGTTGTTGCTTTAGCTGCTGTTTTCTTTGCTGCTTTACTTGCTGCTTTAGTGGCAGCCTTCTTAGCAGCGGCTCTTGCTACTGCTCCTGCAACTACTGGTCCTATTGGTAATGGCATTTTATCTCCCTAGATGAATTGACGTTGTTGTTCGGCTAGTAGTTCGTCTATGTTTACTACCATACGCTTGCCTCGTTCATAGCGAGACAAAAATGGATTCTTTAGATGGTGTGTAGTATGTATTCCGTTATTAAGCCATTCTCTGGCTTTAATCTCACAGAACCATAAAGCCATCACCATATCGGTCTTACCCTTAGTGGTAGGTGACCAAGTAATAAGTTGCTCTATTAGAGCCTTAATGTTTTCAGTTTGATCTGATGGGAGATGAATAATGTTATCTCTGTGGTGCTTACCATCTTGCTGTTTAGTTCCAAAGAGGGTAGACATAGAAGCTACACCAAAGCCTGCATCCCATTTGTTATTACCAGTATGATGTTCTCTAAGTACCGTTCCTTTAGATGCAAGGAACTGACGGATACCTTCATCCTGAGTTAGGAAGGACTGGAAAGCGTTACGCTCTACAACCCATTCAGCGGGAGCATAGACGTTAGTCCAATCAATAATCAACTGTCTAATCTGAGCAGGAGTTGGTCTAGTAATCTTGATAGCATCTACAATGTAGCGCTTATGAGTTATGCGATCTACGCCGTAGCAGATAGCGGCAGTATCGCCAACCATTGCAGGGTCTAGTCCACATACAAAAGAAAAACCAGTTAAATCTTTAGGATGGCCTGGTGCTCCCATCTGGAGACGACCTGACCTTCGCATTCCATCAATAGAGCCCTTTACACAAACAGGGTCAAAGGTGGCATCATCTGAAACATCTTGTTGCTGATAAACTAAAGCCCAAGTCTGTGCATCCATAGCTTGACGTTCTGCATAGAGATGCTTACCGTTCCAGCGGGGATATAGGCCTTCTTCTGTCTTATCAGAGTCTGTCTGCCCATCAAAGGGTTGGTCTGAGTAAGGCCAGAGCGTTACCCACTTGGTGGGGTCCTCATTGGTTTCAAGTAAAGCTGGCATAGCCAGATATGTCCAAGGGACCAGACCACCAGGGTATCTATCAGGAGAGCGTAGTTCTTTGTATAAGTCTACAGAGGCAACGCGGGTTCCGATAACAATTAACTTACCAGTAGGGTTAAGACGGGATCTAACATCTTGGGTAAGCCATCTAATCTGCTTTTCAAATTCATTTGCATTCTTCAAGGTAACAGCGTCATCAACAATAATCATATCGGCACGCTTACCGTATATCTGACCGCCAATACCTACAGCTTCTAGGTTTGGGTCCTTCTCAGATGATTCTCTGAGTTCATCACCGAAGGTGACTCTAGTTGTAGTCCAGGTAGCAGACTTAGAGTTAAAGCCGACTCCAGCGGCGTAAGCCTGCTGCAGGGTCTCATACATCGGATGGGTAAGTCTTTGCTTGATGGCATATAGGAAGTCTGCTGCAAGCTGCTGAGTCTGAGATACTATCAGGACTCTAAAGTTAGGATTCTGGACTATCTTCCAAGTTACATAATCTACGGTAATCGTAATTGACTTGGCGTGGTTCGGTGGGATGTTGATAAGGATACGGTTATCTGCAATACCCTTTTCAAACTTCATAGCGGGATGGTGCCAGGAAGGGTCCCTTCCCTCTATAACATCTGCCAGGTTCTGCTGGTGGGGGAAGGTAGTCTGATGGAGGAACTTCTGGCGGAACTCGGCGAAGCCGAGGTCGTGGACATCGGTAGCTGCAAAGTTCTTAGACCTTAACCCTAGACGGGTTCTATCAACTTTATCTGCGAAGACCTTATCGGATCTGCGGTAGTATTCATAAGTCTTCATAGACTTACCAGCTTCACCGCAAGCCGTCTCTATAGTCATACCTTCTGCTACAGCGTTAAGGATTACCCTCTTAGCTATATCAGCAGTGTTATTAGAAATGGCAGGCTCCTAAATTTATGGTAGTTCTCACCCAACTAAATGAGGCGCCTTGCGCCTCGCTATCGGGCTTGGCGCCCGAGCGAGCCTCAAGCGAAGTGAGGGGTAAGTCCGCTACAGCCCTTAGAGGGGCGTAGCGTGAGCGTAGCCCGCAGTAAGCTACCACTATTCCGCTTACTGCTCCTATACTGTATTAGGCGGGAAAAAATACCCATTTCCCGCTTTCTGCAAATAAATCTTTTATTTGTGACAGACCTCACAGTTAAATACGGACAAAGTAGGACAGTGGTGATCAAGGTTCACTTTAGGAAAAAAACTTTGTGAGGGACTATAGGCCACCACGCCCCCAGTTTAATCATCTGGGGTCGCCCCTTACGCTCAATAGAATACTCTCGTGGGATAGTGCTAGGCGTAAGTGGGTGATAGTGGGGCTCTGTGGGGCTATTGCCACTCTGGCACCCTATCGCCCCCCTCTCTCCCTAATAATTCTCTGCCCTGTTATTTAATAACCGCCCTGCCCTGCCCTGCTATCTCAACCCGCTATCTATCCCCGCGCCCCTTGCCCTAGCTATCCCTTCCAGACCTCAACCCTTCCAGCCTTCCAGCTCTTAGCCCTTGCCTTGCCCTCAGCTCTGGAGCTCTCAGCCCTCGCCCTTCTCTGGAGGTATTAGATCCGAATAAAGGTTAGAGCTCTAGGCCTCCGACACTCTGGAAAGATTTATTCTCTGCCTACTTGACGGGTTAGATTAGCCTCGTGTATCTTGCTACTATTGGCAGAGCGCCAAGATAAAAGAGAGGATAAGAAATGAATAAGACACTCAAGC